AAGTGGCGGCTACCGCGGCCGGACCGCTCGCCGATTTACGAGTGGGCGCGCAAGCACGTTGTGCTGCCGGAGAGCTACGCGACGCCGGGACCGTTCAACGCGAAGCTGACGCCGTGGCTCCTGCCGATCTTCGACGCGCTGCAAGATCCGCTCGTGCGCCGCGTTCACTTCAGGAAAGCGGTCCAAGTCGGCGGAACACTCGTCGCTGACGTCTGGATTCCGTGGGTGATCGTCAACGATCCCGGACCGATCTCGTGGACGATGCAGACCGAGGACATGGTCGAGCGGCACGCGAAGAGCCGGCTCAATCCGATCCTCGAGCGGTGCAAGCCGGTCTCCTCGATGCTGCCGCGGCCGGGGCCGCAGCGGACGACGACCGAGACTTACTTCGGCGGCTTTTTCCTGACGCTCAATCCGGCGAACCTTTCAACGCAGCAGTCGCAATCCATCCGCTACAAGGTGAACGACGAGATATGGCTCCCGCGCTGGCAGGAGGTCTACGGTCACGCCGTCGCTCGCGTCTCGAAGTTCGAGGAGGTCGGGCGCTCCAAGATCTACAACGTGAGCCAAGCGCCGATCATGGACGCGGAGACAGGGAACGTCGAGGACACGTCATTCCGCTCCGGTCACGAGGGCGAGTGGTCGGTTGAATGTCCGGCGTGCAAGCGAATACATCCGGCCGCGTTCGCTATCCGCGACGAGCGCGGCGAGATCGCCGGCGGTGTAGCATGGGACCGTAAGGCTCGACGCGACGACGAAACGTGGGACGTCACTCGCGTGATCGAGTCGGTGCATTTCAAGTGCCCGAATTGCCAGCACCAGACTGACGACTCGGACGCGACCCGCGCAGCATGGAAGCGCACCGGCCGATATGTGCAGCGAAACGCATGGGCTCCGCATGATGTTCGCTCCTATCGGGTCGAGGCCGTGGTCTCTCGACCGATGCGGCTCCTCGCGGAAGAGTGGGCCGCGGCGCAGAATCACCTTGTGCGGACCGGCGACGAGACGCCGCTCGTTGAGTTTCGCACCAAGCGCGAAGCGCGGCCGTGGATCGTGGAGAAGAAGACCGTTTCAATCTTCACGACCAAGTCAGGATACACGACCGCAACTTACGCCGCCGGCCAAGCGATCCCGGACGAGGCGATCCGCTTCATGGCGATTGATAGGCAGCAGGACCATTGGTGGGTCGAGGTCGGCGCCTTCTCGACGGCGCAAGGTCCGCGCTACCGACAACTCTGGTTCGGCCGCATCGAAACGCGAGACCAGCTTCGGCAACTTCAACAGCGTTACGCGGTGCCTGACGCCTGCGTGGCGCAGGACCGCGGCTACCGGCCGGCAGATGTCGACCGTGACTGCGCCGAGTTCGGCTGGCGCGGGATGCGCGGCTACGGCCGAAAGACTTGGACAATGCGGGACGAGGGCTCTGGGCAGATGGTGAACTTCCCGTTCTCCGAGCCTCGGGTCTCGGACTACCGCGGCGGCGACGTCTACTACTACGATTGGAGCGGCGATTACTTCAAGGACGTGCTCTCGCTCGCGATCGAGGGCAAGGGCGACCTGAAGTGGGACATGCCGGAGGACGTCAATCCGCTCTACCTCGAACACCTGAAGGGCGAGCACAAGGTCGAGGTCCGCACCGGCGTCTGGGAGTGGCGGGAGGTCAAAAGCAACGCGCCCAATCACGGCTTGGACACGAGCGCGATGATGCTCTGCATGGCGACGATCGCCGGCTTCATCAAGTACGCGCCCCAAAGTCCGAGCGTGTAAGATTCCGTTTTTACGCCATGCGCTAGGGCATGGCGATGGACAACCCGTTTCTGGGCCTCGACACCGGAACGCTCGCGACTCTCAAGACCGAGACGATCGCGGCGATCCGCGCTTGCCTGCTCAATACGAGCTACAGCCTGAACGGGAAGAGCGTTACCCGCGCCGACCTCGGCCGGCTGAACGCGATGCTCGGCCAGATTCAAGCCGCGATCGACGACGCGAACGGGACGACCGACACGGTCACTTTTGTCAGTTTTAACGGGAACTAACATGGAGCACCCGCCGTTCGACTTCCAGAAGGTCATCCGCAACCGCCCGTGGTTCGAGCGCGCCATCGAGACGGTCGCTCCGGCCTATGCGCTCAAGCGACTCGAGGCTCGCGTCCAGCGTGAGCTCTTCAGCTACAACGCCGCGCTGACCGATCGCATCTACGCGCCGCGGCAGTACGGCCAGCCGAGCGAATCCACGCAGACTGTCCGCGACCGCATCGTGATGATGTGGGAAGCCCGCGACCTCGTCGAAAACTTCCCGCAGGCTCGCGAGATCACGCGCAAATTCTCGCTCTACCTGACGCCGCAGGAGTTCTCGGCGGGCACGGGCAACAAGGACTACAACGGCATCGTCAACGAATACTTCCACGACTGGTGCAAGCGGGCCGACGTCTCGGGCCGGCACTCGTTCCGCAAGCTCGTGCAGATCGGGTGCGAAGAGCGCCCGGTGGACGGCGACTTCGGCTTCGTCCTGCGGCGCGTGGACAAGGAACTCAAGGTTCAGATCGTGCCGGCGACTCGCATCGGAAATCCTAACGCGCTCGTTGCAGGTCCGGCAAACTATTACCAAGGCGTGACGGTCGACGAGTTCGGGCGCCCGGTCTCATATCAGGTCTACCGCGTCACGAAGGACGGCGTCTACTTCGACCCGGAGGAGATTCCGGCGTCGAACTTCTGCCACTACTTCGACCCGTTCCGCAGCGATCAGTTCCGCGGCGTATCCGACTTTCATTCCTGCATCCGCTCGGCGCGTATGCTTTACGCAATCCTCGAGGCGGAGAAGACCGGCGTCCGCTTCGCGTCGCAGCAGGCGGCGCTTGTATTCTCGGACAAGGCGGCAGCGAATCCTCGCAACCTTTTCACGCCCAACCCGTCGATCACGCTCCCGAGCGGTCAGTCGCAGAAGAACGAGCTTTCCGAGGTCGGGATGATCCGCTACTTCGGCACGGCTGACCGGATCGAGGTGATGCCTTCCCGTCCGTCGCAAGCGTTTGCGGGATTCGTCCAGCACTTGATGCACGAGATCGCGATCGGCATCGGCATCCCGGAAGGCGTGCTCTTCGGAACGCAGGACTACAAGGGGCCGAGCGTTCGCGCCGAGTTTGCCGCGGCCGACCGTGTATTCACGAAGCATCAAGGGGTCCTCGTCGACAAGGTTCTCGATCCGATCAAGAACGCGGTGATTCTCGACGCCATCGCCCGCGGCGAGATCCCGCCGCCTCCGCTCGAGTCAGGAGAGACGCCGGTCCACGCGCTCAAGCGTGCGACCCGCGGCGAGTGGCGCTTCCCGCCGAAGGTGACGATCGACGTCGGCCGCGAGTCCTCGGCGAACATGAACGAGAACCGGCAGGGCGCGAAGTCGCTCCAAGAGATCGCCGCGGAGCAAGGCACCGACGCATTCGCTCGCCTCGAGCAGATCGCGATGGAAGCCGCTTACGTCAAGGAGCTCGCGCAGAAGTACGAGCTACCGGAGACGGCGATCCGCCTCGTCACTAACTCGCTTCCGAGCACTCCCGCCGCGGCCGCTTCGGCCGGTAATCAAGTTGCCGCCTCCGCTGCTCAAACGCAGAAGGAATCTGTTGCTCCGGCTTCGCCCGACATCGCCGAGGGCGCCACGCCCGACGCTCCCGTTGAGCAGGTCAACGCCTCCGCGGATCTCATCACGATCAACTTCGCCGAGGACTCCTACGTCCCGAACGATCGGATGGCCGCAAATGCCAGCCGTGCGCTCGAGGTACGCGCCAGCAAGCCGCCGTCGCAACGCGGCATGACCGCCGTCGGAATCGCTCGCGCCCGCGACATTCAGAACCGCAAAGCGCTTTCGCCGGAGACGGTTCGCAGGATGAAGGCCTATTTCGACCGGCACGAAATCGACAAGAAGGGTTCGACGTGGTCGGACAAGGGCAAGGGATGGCAGGCTTGGATGGGATGGGGCGGCGACGAGGGACGGACGTGGGCAAACGCGATCGTCGAGAAACTGAACAAGCAGCGCCTCGAGGTTCCGACTTCCGTCTCGAAGCCGACGATCTTCGCCGCCGCCAAGGACGAGGTGCAGCTTGCGATCAAGGGCGAGACGGTCAGTCCGAACGCTTGGCTCGATGCAGTTACCGAGTATCGCAAGCAGCTTTCCATCCGTGCCGCGGATATGAACGCACGAGCGATTGACGCGGCGAAGCCGATCCTCGAGAAGCCGCTGACCGAGCTCGCGACAGAGACGCCGAAGACGGAGTTCATCATGCCGACTCCGAACAAAGGCGAGAAGGGCGACGACTTCCTATCGCGCTGCATGGCGAATCCGACGATGCTCAAGGACTATCCGGACAACGCGCAGCGGTACGCAGTTTGTCAGACGCAACTCAAGGGACGGAGCTAACATTTACAAATGGACACCCAGACCCAGATCGACCGGCTGATTGAACTCGCCATCGTCCAGCGTAGCGAGCTCAAGCAACTCGTTGAGCAGTTGCCACAGCTTCGCGAGTACCTCGGCACCGAGATCGAGAAGACTTTCGAGCAGGTCGAGCCGCAGTTGCGGACGGAGCTTGAGGAGTTCTGCAACAAGAAGACCGAGGAGTATGTCGAGGCGCTCCGCGGTGACGTGTCCGAGCAGATCGGCGAGATCCTCAAGACGCTCGAGGTCTCCGCCGCGGCGAAGTATTCGGCCTTGATGGCCGAGCGCGAAAGGAACATCGAGCTTGAGAAGCAGGCCGAGGAGAAGATCGCGCAGCACGCCGCTTCGTTGCCGAGCGCGGTGAAGGGCATCGTCGAGGCCGAGCTTGCGCGCTTCCCGCGTGCCGGCGAGATCGACCAGTTACGCAAGGAGTTCGCCGAGCCGCGTGGACTGAATCCGCGAGGCAAGTGGCAGTCGGGGGAGACGTACAACAAGCTCGATCTCGTCGCGTTTAACGGAGACTCGTTCGTCTCGAACATCGACGGCAACACCGAGAAGCCGAACCGCGGGAGCGCGGTCTGGACGCTTTCTGCGGCGCGTGGAGTCAGCGGAGGCGGTGGCGGTGCGACCTCGCTCACGGACCTCGTTCCGGTTCCCTCGAACGGGCAACTGCTGATCGGCAACGGCTCGGCGTTCGTCAACAACACGCTGACGGCCGGCACCGGAGTCACGATTACGAACGGAGCGGGCACGATCACCATCGACGCGACCGGAGCGCAGGAGACGTTGACCGCAACGGTGAAGAACGCGGAAAGCGTGGCGATCACCCGCGGGCAGGTCGTCTATCTCTACTCGGCGACGGGTGGCTTCGCCTCGGTCAAGCTCGCCTACAATACGAGCGATGCGACATCGGCGAAGACCTTCGGAGTTGTCTCCGATGCTTCAATCGCTCCGAACGGGACCGGAACGGTGACGTGCGTTGGCGTGGTCGATAAACTCAACCTCGGCGCTTACAACGACGGGGACACGGTGTACCTCGGCGCCACCGCCGGCACGATCACCACCACCAAGCCGTACGCGCCGAATCATTTGGTTTACGTCGGCATCATCCAGCGCGCCAACGCCGGAAACGGCCAACTCTATGTGCGCGTGCAGAACGGGTACGAGCTCGACGAGATCCACGACGTGCAGATCATCACTCCGCCGGCCGCGGGCGCGGTGCTGGTGCGTGATGCGACGAACTCGCTATGGAAGGCCGCCCAGATTGCGGGAACGGCGAATCAGGTCACGGTTACTAATGCGGACGCTGCGGTCACGTTGTCGCTGCCGACGGCCGTCACGAATGTGAACAGCCTGACGGCGCAGAGCGCGACCAATCTCACGCTGAACGGCGGGAGCAGCGGGGCGAGCTTGGTGCTGGGGCAGGGGACGAATGGAAGTTTAACGCTGACGCCAAATGGTACGGGTCAGGTTAATTTTAACCGTTGGGTTGCAGCCAGAACCACGGCTCCGTCTTCTCTTGCTGCCACATCTGGTTCAATTTCGTTTGTAACTAATGGAAGCGTAGCAGGAACGCAGGATACGTGGGTTTTCGATACTGGATACACCGACCAATCATACCGATTTAAGGTTGGCGGAACTGATAGGATGGTGATTGCTGCTAACACCGGCAATCTGTTGCTCGGCAGCACCGTGGACGGCGGGCAGAAGTTGCAGGTGGCGGGGAGCGCCAAGGCAACTCAATTTCTTACCGGAAGCGAAGGTATCACGTCTGGCGTATCTTCAGCATTTGCCGCTAGTGCAGCCAATGTAACTACAACCGATATTCTTTCATTTGGCGCTTCTGCTCGGAGTGGCTTGCTTCGTGGCTACCACGATGGAGGTGGAACTGTTTTGTGGCAATTTGGTCGTTACGCTGGAGGGAGTTTTGATAGTTGGTTTGAGATTGTTGGTTATTCTTCGTCCTCTGGTCAGGCAAAGGTTCTTGGCACCACCGCCTCCACCTCCACGACCACCGGAGCTTTGGTGGTGAGCGGGGGCGTGGGCGTGGCGGGGGCTGTAAATGCAGGAAGCTTCGTTGCCAATCCGCTGCATACTGCGGCTCAAAAGCTAGAGGTTCAGGTTCCTCATGCGGTTAGCACGGAAAATTATCTTCGTGTTTCGTCCAACACGGGAGGCGCAAATACCTATGGCGCGGAGTATGGTTATGGTTTAACCTCTGGAGGAACTCCCGAAATAAGGATTAATCGCGTCCACGCGGGAACCATCACTAACGTTGTCCGTATTCCTACTAGCAGCGGAGACGTAACCCTCGCTGGCAACCTCACCGTCAGCGGAGGCACCGCAACAATTTCAGCCGCGTCTGCTCAAGCTACGCTCAACCTGACTTCAAGCGGTGGCAGCGGTCGTCAGTATCAGCTATTCTCGGACGCTACTGGGCAAGCTGGAATCTTTGACGCAACCGGAAGCACCTTCCCGTTGCTTATCACCACAACGACGCTTTCAACGGCACGCAATCTCACCGTCAGCGGGACGGGTGGCATCAGCATTGGAAGTGCGACTTTTACCGGAGGTCGTGCGCTTACGGCGACGACGGGATCAGGAAACAATG